CCTGTAATGTCACCACCCTCTCTTGTACCTACCTCAAAGTAAGCGTCAGCACTGAAAGTATCTGGTTGTCTTGGGTTTGAAAAATACAGTCGCTGTGCGTCCATATATCCACCATCTACAAATACACAGTCCTTAAATGACGCTGAAAACTTAGCAGCCGGAGAAGGCATCACAATCGACTCTGAGGGCAATGGTGCTTCAGACCCTAGTTGACTATCGTTGCGAAAGTCTGTGTACACTAGAGACGCGTTCTCGCTAACCTGAGCAACAAAGAAATAAGTACTGCCAGCATTTTTTGTTCTGTATATTCTACGAGCAACAGTTCCGCTAGGTCCGGTAGGTATATCAACAATAATACCTGTCTGTGGAACACCACTTGTACCGCCTCTTGTGACTGATACTGCTTTGTATGTGACTATATTACTTGGTCCACTCAAAGGACTTTCACTACCCGCTTCATTAACAAACGATACTTTGTAAGAGTACTCACTCTCATCGTCTGCTGCTTTACCTGTCACACCTTGAAATACTGCGTCGTTTGCTCTCCATATCTGGTCATTGATTAAGTTTGCTGACGCGTCAAGAAAAGTAGGTGGTTGTTCGTCTGGTTGACCAATACCTCTTGCTATAGGTGTACCGGGTATTGCTCGCCAACCTAATGGATATATACGGTCAGCACCTCCACGAGACGCTCTGTATTTAACTGGACCATCAAGACCATTTGATATAATCAAATAACGACCATACGGATTATAGTTTGTTGGTGGGTCAGTCTGTGTAGGAATATATCGTCCTGTCAACAAAGTATCAATTGATTCTGTTGAACCGTTTACTTCGTATAATACACCGTTAGTTTCAAACAGAGTACTTTGCTTTGCTCCATTGTGTTGTGACCAAATATATAGCGAGTCAATCTCTCTTTGACTACCTGCAGCAAACACACCTAAGTTATTTTGATTTGAAAAGTATTTTTCATAACCTAGTTCGTTTGACCACGCTTGTGTCTTTGGGTCATAACACCAATTTACTAGTCTGTTCGCTGACTCAACCGGTGCAGGTATACCTATATATACACCGCGCTGTGCTAAAACATCTAGGCGTTTAACGTTCTTCATTGTGTTCTACCCACTTAAAATGTGTCAGTTCTATTTTACCTGTCTTCGTATCGCCTTGTACCGCAATAAACAATACATCGCCATCACACTCAAAAGAGTGCTGAAATACAATTTTATCACCCTCTGTAAGGTCTTCTTGTTCATTACATCTTGCTCGTATCTCAGGTGTTATTGCTTCTAGTTCTTCGTTTACTTGGTCAAGGTTTGCGTGAAACCTCTTTAGTGTATCTGTCCAGTCTTCCATCTTCTTCTCCTGTTTTGGAATTAACTACCATCTCCACCCACGGTTTTCGTAAGTGTCCTAAATGGTCTTATACGCATAGGACCACTGCGGAACGAGTCTTTAATATATATGGCAGAACGTTGTGTTAAATACCTTTCTTCGATTTTTTGTAGTTCTTTTTCTGCTTTTCTCGCATAGTACGCTGACTGTGGGTCTTGATTATGTTTGAATAACATCTCTTCAAGACAACGATATACAATGTACCTGTGACAGTCAATAGGACACTCAGGTTGGTCGTGGTCGTCTACTAACTCTGTAGGGAAGGATATATAACGTATTTGTATTGGAGTTTGCACAGCAGGTCGTGGATGTAATCTAATACGTTGTCGTGATATAATCTGTTGATAAAACCTAGGTACCATACGAAGTTTTGATATATCATTTATCTGTATCAACGCTTGAGGCCAGTCTCTTTGTGTATCATCGTCTTCAATGCGAAAGTATGACACTAAGTCATCTGGGTTAAGGTCTTCAAAATCAATAGCACCTAAGTCTCTGTAATACAGTTCTTCGTGTTCTGAAGCAAGTCCCGCTACCTTTTTGTACCGTACAAAGAAACGTTTGCGTAAACCTTTGAAACCAAACTGAGTAGTATCAATAGTATTAAATCGTGGTACAGTACCCGCTTCAGTCAATGTAAGTTCAAATGGGTCTGATAATTCACCGTGTACATTGTGAAACTCATACGCCATCTTAAACTCATAAGTACCTAGCGGCCAACCGCCAGCACCACCGCCTGATACTGTGTCAACTGTAAAATCTTTTTTTGCTCGAGGTACAAAGTGCGTAAGGTCTTGAAAACCATTTGGCAATTGGTCGTATACAATATATTCTGTTGGAGTACCTGTCAAGTCATATCGTAAGTTTAATTGTTCGTCTCTGCGACGAGTAAGATTATAGATATGTCCTAACGATGAACCATTACCTGCGCCTGCCTCGTCTGTGTTCCTAATACCAACACTGAGTAATTGATTACAGTCTTTTGGTAAAGGTAAGTATCTTTGAAAAGCGGTTGCTGTGACAGTCTGAGCAACACCGGCATTACCTTGCCAGTTGACTTTTTCAAAGTTGTTTGATTGTTTTGATAGCGTTGCTACCCTTGCAGCTGCATCGATTTTATCAATGATGTATATACCATTGTTTGCTTCTGTAGATGCGCCTGTTATTTTAAGGTAATTACCTTCGTGATTACCATTGATTTGTCCCATACGAAACTGTTGACCTATCTCACCTGTTGCTAATCCAATGCTTGTCACAGTGTTTGTAGCAAAACCTTGAGCAATTGCACGAGGTGTAATCTGAGTATCGGTTTGTGTACAGTCTGGGTTTGTGTAAGTGTCGAGCGTCTTCTGCGCCCAAGTCCAAGGTTGTAAACAATAAAAATCAAGATAACACTCATTGATTATCCTGTTCATCTCATCGCGATATGCTTCTACCTCAGGGTTATAGTCGAGTATGGACCCTACCATATTTCTCATTTGTACAAGATTCATTTTACTTCTCCATACTTAGATATAAAAAGGACCCACCCGTTTGACCGAGCGGGTCCTCGCAATATAACCGAACTTGGTATTTTAGAACTGAGACAAGAAGATAACTGTCTTTAGTCCAGTAGCACCGGATGTTTGTCCGTCAACAGCAATCGCGTGTACCATTGCGTCAGTACCCGCAGTGTACTTGTACAAGACACCCGCAGTGTCACCTTGACACAAGAAGTCACCGGCATTGACTGTAGCGTTTCCAGCGTTGTTTGCGCCTTCAACTTGTGCTTCAGCGATACCACTGATACAGACATCGATAAAGTCAGCAGCAGTAAGATTACTTCCAGAGTCAGTTGTACTTGTTCCACCAGAGATAGCGACACCAATACAGTGCTTATCAGCAGCAGATTTAGCGACTGAGAAACCAACTTCTCCGTCAGAACCTGCGTCGACACGAAGAGCAACAATGTCACCAGCAGCAACGGTTTCTGTTTGACCAGCACCTACCGCAAGTACACGAAACTTTTCGACTTGTCGTCTATCAGAAATACTGATTGAGTCTTCGCCTACACCGCTCTCGTCGTGAGCGAACAATCTTTGAATTAGTCTATTTGTAGCCATGATAATTTCCCCTTATGATTCTGCGTTCACATGAATACCATGTGAGGCTAGGTGTGAGAAGTAAACTTGAAGACGTGTGTAGATACTTGCAGAGCGAGATGCGTATCCAGATACGTTTTCAAAGTCTTCCATTTCGAACTGAGCAGCAGAGTCAAAAGCCAACTTCATATAACGAGTGTTCAAGAAGTAAGCACCAATGATACCATCACCAGCAGCAGTACCACCAGCGATTTGTACATCTTTTCCGAGGAAAGGAGTAGCAACCAGCATAGCACCGTTGAAAGCAAGAGCAAGACGTCCACCATCAAGAACTTTCTCATCGATGTATCGTTCAAGAGACTGCAAACTTTCTTTGTAGTTCGTGTAGTACTTTGGTGAACAGATGATAAGGTCAGGAGCACTTCCGTCAGGAGTGTTCAATTGACACTGTACATAAAGTTCAGCCATGTCAGCCAACATAGTTTCAGCACCAGATACAGCAGCACCGTTAGAAGATACGAACTGATTTTGCAAACGTGGGAAAGATGCTTTACTCAGAGTTCCAACAGTACCGGTTTGTGAACCAAAATCTTGGTTATCAAAGAACCCACCGGAAGTATTTCCACCAGAAGTACCTTGAGAAAGACCATTGAAGGTGTTCAAGTTCGTAAGTACTGAAGAAGAGTTAGCAAGGATTTGCTTTTCAACTTCTCTTTTAAGTGCGCCCATCACCGACTTCATCCGCGCTTCAGCGATGTCAATGATTGCACGTTCGCCCTTATTAGATAGTTCTTCAGATTTTGTAATTACAATAGGAGCGACAAAGTCACACCAGTTAAAGGATGCGTGTCTAAGAGCGTCCTTGACAGCAAGATTTACGGGTTCATACCCTGAATCCAACTGAGTGATAGAAGAGTGTTCTTCCAAGATAAGCGGTACGTCAAGTTTTTGTCCGCCATCATATGTTTCTACCCCACCACGTTCGCGCATTTTATCCAGAAGAGGAGTTGCTTGATACAACTGGTCTACTTCTTCGTCCAACAAGATGCGCATCGTCGATGAGAGTACATCATTCGATATAGCCATTTTATTTCTCCGACTAAGGTTTTGTTAAGTTTACCACTATGAACAAGTGGATAATGTTGTTTACATCTGAGTGGATTGTCCGGTATAGTACGGGTCCCAGTCAGCTTATCCTTTCCAGATGCGCGAAAAGGGGCTCTATACTATACCAAAACTTTTTTCCTACTTTATTTTATTATTTTTTAACCAGTTATATATCTCGTGTCCTTTCTTCAAATGTTTCGGGACTTGTGATACTGCGCGTGTTCCACCGGTGCTGAGTTTAAGTCCTACCTCTCTCATACGGTTTTGACGTTCTTCTAGTTCTTTTTTGAGTTTCGCATTTTCATCAACTGATGATTTACCCTTCACGATGAAGTAAGCGTCTTCAAGAGATATGTTTTGGTTTTCTTTCAACAACTTTGCGATAGGTTCTTTGTAGTCCATCAAGTCAGGATGTTCTGCTTTGAACTGGTCTAACTGAGCGCGCTTACGCATTTGGTGTTGTTCTTCTTGTACCGGCTTAATTAACTCCTGCATACGTCTCGCTACTTCTTGCTGTATCCTTTGTTCAAATGACTCAGTGTTATATGGGTCAAGTTCAACTGTTTCAGCGTCAGCGAGTTCGTTGATTTGTTTATTAAACTCAGGGTTTTCAGCCATACTTTTGCGTACCGCCTCTAACTCTTTTCTCTCTTTGCTTAACTCTTGTGTTTTACGAGTATAGTCTGCGCGAAGATTACTTAACAGTTTCTGCGCTTCTTCAGGTAATTCTTTGATTACTCTGTTGTAATCTATACCTTTGTGTCCACCTTCATCAAGTCCTTCGACTTCAGTTAGTGTCTCAACGGTCATAGTTTCTGGTGTGACGAGAGGTCCGTTCTTCGCTTGTTCCAACGCTTCTGAAACTCTGTCGCGACCATTAAACTTTTTCTTACGCTCATCGGATGGCGTTTCGATTAAGTCATTGGCGTTAACTGTATTTGTAGTTTCTACGTCAGTCCCAGCGGTTTCTACTACTACTTCTGTTGTTGGGGTGCTGATTTCTTCACTCATGTTTTTGTCTCCTTTTACATACGTGACATAAATAATGTGTTGACGTCCACGTCATCGCGGACTGGGTTAGTTCTTTGAACGTTGGTACTTCCACCGCTCATCTCTGTGGTAGGCACTTTCATTTCATCTTGAAGTTCGCCCATACCTTGAGGTTTATTAAGAAACGCTTTAAACGCCCTGTCCATTGCCAGTGCGTCAAGTTTACCGGCAATATCTCTAAGTTCTGTATCGTTTGTAGGTTTAGGGTCAAACATTTTGTCTTCAACCATAGCGTCTTTCGCAGCAGCTGATACCATTGTCAACTGTCTTACAAACTCAGGTGGTAGTACATTACTTCCACTTTCAAACTTAGGATACTCAGGTGCTCTGAAAATTTTCAATACACGGTTAAGTGCGTCAACTGTCTTGTTCAACATACGCTCTGAGTACTCACCTTGTACTTGCATTTGCTCTGCTTCCATAGCATCGAGTTCCATTGCCTCTTGTTTCATTTTATCTTCCATCATACCAACGTCCTGTAAAGCGTCTTGGTCCATCTGGTTCATCATTTTTTCTTCCATGTTATTCTCCTAGAAGTGATTGTAAGTTGTTAGGTCCCAGTGGTTGGGCCATTTGTTGCGCTTCCATTGCGTCAGGTTGGATAGCATCACCTGATGTTTGTGCTTTTGCGGCGGATACCATTGCTGCTTGTTGCTCTTGTTGTGCTTGCATTGCTTGCTTTGCTTCTTCAACAAATGACTCAGGTAATCCTAATGAGCGTACCATTTCGTTCAATAACGACTGTGGTGGTACTCCCAATGCTTGTAATGTAGGTATAGACTGAATAAACTCACGCTTACGTACCGACTCACTGAGAGGTGTACTCGCTTGGTCTTGCGCGTATATTACCCAACTTTCTACTAAGTCTTTCTTTTGTACAGTCTCTACACGATTATCAATAACAACTGTATCTGTAATGTCTTCTTCATCCATATACATAACTATGAGTTCTAAATAAACTTTTGCTATGTATTCGATGGTTCCGTCTCTTTCTCTCGCAAGTCTTCCAATTTCCGAACTTGAGTATGCAGCCAGAGCAGCGATTTCAGTAGCAGAACTTCTCGTTGACTCTCCCCTCGTGAACGGGGCAAGTATACTTCCTTTATCTTTGTCTCTTTGTACTTGGTCATAATACACCTGTAATTCTGGTGGGGTGGGGTTTTGTGGCATTGCTCGTATCGCACCCGCTAAATCGTCATCATCGATTTCAATAAACAGCCCATCAATACCTGATGTAGCCTGAGCCATACTCTCTTCGTCAAACGTACCTCTCTTTACAATATACTGTCTACTTGCTTTTCTTACACCATTTGCTTGAAAAGTACGAATTAAGTTTGTTTCATACAGTTGGTCGTATATTCTTTTCATCGATGAGTATCCTTCAATAGGACAGTCTGGTTTACGATTAAAGTAAAGCGGTACAATAGGTACACACGGGTCACCTTTGAAGTCTCTGAAAGGTATCATCTCTTGAAACAAAAACTTATCACCTGATGAGTACTGAGGTGACCAAAACATAATGCGGTCATTTACTAAATCGTAAAACTCTACACACTCAATATATTGAAACATTTGTTCGTCTGTATATCCTACATCGCGATAGTCTCTGTCAAATGTATTGTATTCATCAAAGTAATCTTGTCGTTTGATAGGTTCATATTGTTTAGCACCAAACTTTGCTTTTGCTTCGTGTAAAGGTAAGAAGTATCTGTGTCCCATAAACCTACAGTCTTCAATACGTTTAGCATCTCTGTCAAGAATAATGTCCCAAGGGTTTACACTCATCATATCTACACGCTTATATAGGTCTGCTGAGTTTACCGGTATGAGTTTCATAAACGCACAAGGATAAATAAGAGCAAGTCGACTCGCATCTTCTATCTGAGTACGGTACCTAACCAAGAAGTCGTTCGCTAATGCTTGCGCTTTCTTTGGGTCTCCTTTACCTCTCAGTCCTCTTTTTACAATAACTCCGGGGTTTCTAGCAAATAAACTAGCGATATACGATTCAATATACCCATACCCATCACTTGTCTGTACAAGTATTTGTGAGTCTGAGTTTAATCTTTCTTTGTCCCAAAAGTCTGTGTCATACGCTGATTTGTATTGATACAGTTCTCTTTTGTGTTCTTCCCAATAAGCGTCGTGCGCTTCCAAGATAGTCTTAATAGTCTTTGGTCTTATGTCGTATTTCATTGACCTCTTCTCCTAAATGGTAGCGGACCGTTCTGTCGTATACGTCTCGCTCTAGTTTTCATGATAAACTCATCCATAAGCGCTACACGTACACCGTAAATAGAGGGTGCAGGTTTGAGTCGCGCACCTTCCAAGGCCAAGACAAACGAGACTAATAGGTCGTCGTTTCCACCTTTTGGATGATGTGGTGCGCCGTTTGGATTTGTTAATGTGTTTCTTATCTCTGACCATAATTTTTCCTCTAGTATCCTTATTACACCTTCGCATAATAATTCACGTAGGTTGTCATAGATACTCAATTTATTTTCCTTGCGTGTGTGCCAGTCTTTACCCTTGTCACTTTTGTATAACTTCTGTGTACCAAACTCTTCAAGTCTGTGTATGACTAATGAACCCGGTCCGTTTGCTTCTACAATGGTATATGGCTCGTTAAACGTCCAATATATGTCCCACACTTTATCCGCAAACTTTGCTGGTAATATAGTATTACAACGATAATGGTAAATAGGTTGTAGTGTTGTTGTTGATACAACTGTAATCGCTGAGTAGTCTTTACCTGTACCGTGAGCGACGTCTACTCCCATCGCATATCTTTCACCATCTTGTGGGTCACAATACCACATATCTCTACCATTACCTAGCGATACTATTTCACAGTCATCAACTATATCAGTAGGAAAAAACAATGCTGAGTTTGACATAAACGCTTCAGCAACCGAAGCAGGAAACTCACGTTTGAACTTATCAAGTCCCATTGTTTGTATCTGAGTACGCCGCCAATACATTTGTCCTTTGGTAAGTCCATACTCTTCTGCTATATCTTCTTCATCCTCAGTCATATCAGGTACAGTCTTTTGATGAAACTGGGATTTTTTCTTATATGCTTTGTGCTCAAACCAAGGAAAAAAGCAGAGGTGCCAACCATTGTCTGGTGCGTCCATACATAGTCTGTGGTACTTATCACCCGGTCCATCGGGTGTTGTTTCGATAATTATTTGTCCGTTTCCACAGGATGCGATGGTGTTTGCGAGCAAGTCTTCTTGGTCGTCGAAAAAGGCGAACTCACTAATATGGGCGGAGGAAAAAGTAAACGAACGAGTCGCTCCTGCTTTTCCGCCACCCGTAAACGCTCTAAGTTCTGCTCCTGTGTCGTTAAACTTGAGTGTTCGCTGAGTTGACTTGGACAACTTCCTTTGTAATGGTTTTGGCAAACATAGGTAAAATCCTTTGTCCATTGAGTGTAAGTGGTCTGCTGAGTCTCTTGTATAAGAGATAATGGCGTGTCTTGTTGGTTGTGTTTCGACATATTGTTTCCATAGGAAGTAGGCACGTATAAGTGTTGAACAACCTATCTGACGCGCCTTACAAACTACGATACGGTTGTGTGTTAATAGTGCTTCAAGTAATTCTTCTTGCTCGTTGTTCATTTCAAAAGGTACTAACTCACCTCTCTCTTTGTCAAACACTTTTAGAAACCTGAAGAAAACTCTAGGGTCTTCTGTTATCTTTTGCATTACAGCTAGTTTATTGCTCACGCAGTACTCCTGTTTAGTATTGTTCTATAGTGGTAAACTTACTCTTTGTCGTTATTCACTAACTTAAGTATGTCCGCCATATCATCATTACCAAACTCTTGTCTGTATTTTGATAACACTTGCAGTAATTCCATAAACGTACGTGGTGACGCTTTCCAGTCTTCTGCTTCATTGTTCTTCACTGCCATCAGCATAATGTTTTTAACGATACCTTCAAAGTCTCCTTCATTGATACACTTCTTTAATCGTTGTTTATATCCTGTATTTGTACTCATTTTTTTACTCCTAGTATTTTTTGTAGACGTTGTATTGCTTGATTTTTCTTTTTGAATACAGTACTCACAACAACGCCTAATTCATCGGCGCAGTATTGTAAAGTTTGTCCTTCAATAAAATACCACCATATAATCTTTTGTTCATCATCAGGCAATGAGGGTAGTGCTTCGTGTATCTCCCCCATATAATCCCTCTTTTCTTCACCAGTAATACCGTCTAACTCATCTTCAATACTTTGAGTAGGGTCGTAAGACATACCACGCTTCTGTGCTATCCACTCAAACAGTGATGAGTCACCTGTCGACCAATGCTTACGATACCAGCGTCTGTCAAGTTGTTTCTGTGTTTTAATCTTGCCCTTCGACATCCATACCTCTCCTTATCTTTTTCATTGCGGTACGTATATAACCCTGTACAGCAGATTTACTTACTCTTGTAGGCGTAAGTCCTTCGTGGTATATTATCTCAGCGATTTGTTCAAGAGTATGATGGTATTGGTTTTTCCAGTTCTCACACTTCTCTCCCTCAAAAAATTGTTTGTCCATACCCGGTTTCCAACCCTTGTCTCTGAGTTCTTTGAGTTTTGCATTGGCTGCTGTAAGATTATAGTTGCGTTTCATTATTCAGTCTCCAGTCTAATGTTGAACTGCCAAGTGTCTTTATCATAATGCTTCTGAGCGGCTATTCTACGCACTTGACAATCATCGTCGTATAAAACCCCATTGAGACTATCACAGACACTTCCAAAGATGTTCTGGACGTCTCTACGGCGTCTGTCACCGTATACTACTTCTACCTTCAAATAATACTCTGCGTTCATAGGCCAAGCCCTACCCATATCAACTTCCCACTCTCTCTTCTTTTCCATTGCTAAGTCTGCTAAGTATTCTTCAAATGCTCTGATGTCGTGTGGTTTGTACATCTTCTTTGTTTTCGAATTAAACTTCATCGAATTTTTTTTAGCGGGTATTTTCATAAACCCGTCAAACTCTATCAACATCCTCTTACCTCTTTGTAATCTTGTTCTCTCTCTTCAAAGTGTGCTGCCATAGAGGCGCAAGGTAAGTGCCAAGTTGTTTCTTCGCTTGGGTTAGGTTTACCGTGTTCAAGCCACTCTTCAAAGTAATAGTGCATATGTTCTACGAACAGTCCGTATATCTCAAACCATTGCTGAGGTGTACAGTTATGATACTCGATAAAGTCGTCACCGTCTTCATCATACAAACCCATTGAGTCACATATTGCTTCCCAGTTTGCTGAGTCATAAAGTATATCGTCAATGTAAAAGTCCATACCTGCTACCCACTCTGGAAAAAAGTCAAAGCGTAGTGTATTGTGTATATCATCAAAGTATGCTATTTTGTTAGCGAGACAGTATGCGAGTTTATCTTCTGTTTTCATTTTTGATTTCCTTCCATATAGGTTTGAAGATTTTCCAGCGACATAAGTTGTTAGTAAAACGATGGTCTTTCAGTATTTCTTTCATCCAAGTACGGGGTACATTGTAAAGTTTACTCCCCCCGTATTCTCTCCAGTCTTGTTCGTATCTGTAGTGTCCAAGGTACAGTGTACCCCAGTTCTCAAATGTAAGTACCTTACCGTCGTTAAACTCAACATATCGTAGGATGCGTGAGTTGTAAAGTTGTTCGTCCCAAGTACGGTGTATCTCCCAAGGTGGGTAGTCAAGGAAGCATAGCGTTTCAAAGTGTTCGTAAGTAATCATACCTATAATTATACTCTAAAATCTTTTTCTGTATATTTTTTTTGGTTTTATTTTTAGTAGCAATTTGACTACGCAACTAGACCAATTTGTAAAGGACAAAAAATGGGCCCTACCACAGCCAAAATAATTAGGCTTTTTATTTTACACATCAGTGGTGGTGGGTATAATACCTATATGAATGATGATTAGAACTTCTCTTCATTTCTCTCTCGCGACACACGCCACCCCCCCTCTCAAAATTATTTCAAATTAATTCGATAAATAATTTAACACTTCAATCAAACAGCCTATAATAATAATATCAAATCAAACAGGTGATAACTTCACCACTAATAACAAGGAGACAATATGTCAATCAATATAGCACCCGCACTCGAAGGCGGTACCATCATCAACTGGAATAACCAAACTTACGTCATCATCGATATAGATGCCATTGAGGAAGGTGTCACTCGTTTCAAGTGCCTCAACTGCACCTCAGCCGAGGAGTACACCCTTATCAATTATTCATCGACAACAGACGAGTATTGGGAAGCAATCCAAGGCAAGGCTGAATTTAATTATGAGACAGGCAAGGAGTGTCCTGACCATTACTCTTATGATGAGGAACTGGAAGCAGCGCTAAGTGATTACCCAACCTATTGGCGAGAAGAAGGGTCAATGTGTGAAGACCTGCCTGATAGCCTTTGGTGGGATGAGAGAGGTCCGCGCATCGCCGCCTAACTTTACCACTATGAGGAGATAATAATAAACAAGAGGTAGGATTTTATTCTTACACACGCGAGAGAAGGGTGTCGCAATATGATTACCCTTACCTCCCATATCGAGATGTTTTTTCTAACCCATACCCAAGACAGACGTGTCCTGAGGTGGCAGGAGAGCAGTATATCGATACTCGAACGCGATTTATTTCGAAAAAAATACAAAAAAGATTTACACTTTTACACTTAAGGGTATAATTATATATAACAAACACACATCATACTTCACCACTAATAGACTTCAATAATTCAAACAAAACAGGAGACAGCAATGTCAATCAAAGATATAAACGACAAACTGATGAAGGCAGGATTTATTCCTTCAATAATAAACGAACTCACCAACGACGAACTCGAAGAGATGCTAAAAGACTCAATCATTGAGATGTGGGAAGGTAATCGATACCTCGTGCAACGGGTGACCAAACACAAGCCGGTCACAAATAATCCCAAACGATATGGTCCTGCATTTATGTGGATGAGCTGTATCGACCTCAACTCGTGTGAGAAGGTCAGACTGCGAGTCCGATACGATAGACTTCCATCAAAGAACACACCCCAAAATTGGTCCATCAACGAGTGGGTAGACAAGTCCATTTGGAAAGTGGGTGAACAAAGACTTTATGTAAAGGAGTGGTCAAATGCTTAAAGGACAACTCATACAAAAATCCACAGGTGAGGTGGGCGTCATTATCGACGTCCACGAGACTTGGGTAATCGAACAATACAATACCAACAGCAGAGGTATTTCGAGAGAGCGAGTCAATTATTATTGCTCAATACTTTGGGGCGATGAGATGGAAAATACGAGTATATACTATCGACACAACTCTTATCAACTCGACTCAAAGATATATACGATTCGAGTAAAGCCTGAAGATGTTATGAACTATGATAGATACAGAGTGAAGGTGGTAGCGTGAAGTGGACTAAACAACTGAAGGGTAGGTGCTTTCATTTTGGCGAGGGTAAACACTCAGCGCTTTTCTTAGAAGACTGTGACTCACTCGATGAAGACTCGATATGGCTGACAGATATATTCGTTGATGGATATACCTGCAAGGCTGTTATCAACTGGGATAGACTTATTCACAAACGCGAGAAGACTGAGTACAATAGACACGAAGGTCCGTGTATGGTCCAGATGTATATACCAAACTATCAATGGGAAAGAGGATTTGATGACGTCACACTTATCTAAACGCGACTGGATAAAGACTTATATGGGTCGTTATTCAAAGAACAAGGAAGCATTATTCGATGTATACCTCGAGGTCTATCAGAAGTGGATTAGACGAAGGCGGTCTGACTTTTCATATGCGCCTGTCAAAGACTTGAAGAAGGCTTGTCATCACTACTTCAAATACAAAGACCTGTTTGTTGAAGACGACTCAGACTCATATCGTATGGGTGAAGCGTGTAAATGGATACTCAAATGGAATACAGACTTCGAAGACTGGGCTAAACAGTCTATGGTCTCTAACGAAACGCCATCGGTTTCTACTCGAAATAAAACTAATCAGTATTCTTTATCTCGGCTGAGACAAATCAAAGGTCTTGATGAGATGGGTGAGTTGTGGCGACGCAGTGTCATCGCAAATGAGGGTCAATGGACAGACTGGTATGACCGCAAACCATACCGACTGTACACTCAAGGTATGTCTTTACAATATGTCAAACGAGAAGACAGACAGCGCATTGTACCTGACTGGCTGGACTATGACTTCAAGAACTGTCATTGGGCTATATTCATACAGACCTTCAACATCGATGACGAGTACCGTTTATTCTTACAACAGATGCTCGATGACTCAGACAAGTTTATGAAACAGGTCTGTGATGAGTCAGGTAATGATTACAAGATAATGAAGTCACGTCGTAATTCGATACTGTATGGGTCACGTAGTGGTACAGGGTCACCCACACTCAATCGTCTCAGAGACCTACACCAACGTTATCTGAAGGCGTCTGGCAAAGACGGTACGAAATTATTCTATTCACTCAGTCGGTACGAGTCTATGATGCTCGACATTTGTATACAACACGACCCGAACTGGACACTACTGATGTATGATGGATGGATGACAACAGAGCGAGTCGACACGAAACGCCTGCAGGCCCAGATATATAATCAATTAAAAATCAAAATAATAATTACAGAAAAGTAATGAGCAGTATAATTATCTATGTCAAACAAGGAGAAAAGCTATGACAAAGAAAACTAAATTACAACTACCTTCAATGCGACCAAAGTCTGATGACGACACGAGTATATTCTCAAACAAGATGTGGACTCAGTCGTATGACGAACTAATGAAGAACATTGAGGATGAAGACACTGTTATCGAGATGGTGTCGATAGACGTGGGTGACAGAGTGCGTATACAAACTACAAACTTTGACTTCATTTGCACTGTCACAAACATCGATGAAGACTTTAATCTTGTCACGTGTACACACGATGATACAGGTACAGAATATATCTGGGATGAGACACCAGACACACGTATTCTGGAGTCTACAAGCAACACAGAAGGCATCTCAAACATTTTTACGATAGTTAACATAGACAAAATCATAGGAGACGATAATGGGACAGTGGAGTGACGATGTAAAGTACGGTACGACAATGGAACAACTGGTCTGTAATGAACTCAATGCGCAGATACCACATTGGAAAGTAGAAAGTTGGGGTGGTAAAGACCAGCCTGACTTCAAGTGTCAAATCGGATATGGCGAAATCAAATCATACAACGACTGGTACCGTCAACCAATGATTGAGTATTCTAATATGACCACTAATAAGAAGTCTGTATGGGTAGACGATACAACAATCAACATTATGGTAGTCAATCACGGTGAGTGGCTACATTTATACAACGCAAGCAAACTGAGATACTGCTGTGCTGAAGGACACTTCGCGTGGCACTACAAAGAAGTAAAGCAAGGCGAACTCGACCAATGGAAGAAGATGAAGTTCCTACACGTGAACAAAGCATCGACACTCAGAGACGCGTCACACAACGAAGACACTGACCCACAACGATGGGACTGTTCTCATATACACGAGAAGATAAACCCATACATCACATCGATACGTAAAGACTGGACATCAATTGAAAAAAAATGAAAATAAATTATACAAAAACGTTTTTTGGGGTATAGTTATCTATGTACCAACAAGACATAGTTGGTCTCCTTAAAATTGAAGTTTGAGTTTGTGGGAGAGGGCGAGCCGGTCCTCTCCCCTTTTCAATTAAAAACGGACGTCACAATGGACGCCCGCTCGGATTAAACACCTGTCACGATGGTTATTCTTTGTCTTCGTTATCGATATGCATTATGTCTTCGAGTACATAGTAAGCCATCTCAAGTAAGTCCTCACCCAACTCTTTTTTCTCAGCTTCGTTCCAACCATCCTTTGAGAAACGGATTAGTTTCCATATCAGTCTCAATACAGACGGTGCGTGCTTAATTACTATTTCTTCGGGTTTGTGTGACATTGTTCCTCCTATTATTTATCCAAAATTTTTTCTATGTAGTGTAGTCGTGCGTCAATTTTATTTACTGCGTTCTTAAACTCTTCGAGTTCTTGTGCTTGTAGTTTGCGGTCCTCTTTCATTTCATCAACAAGCGACATCATAATCTCTCGCTGATAATTTACAAATGTTCTCACAAAATATATCGCAAGGAAGAATACTCCAACGGATGGTCCGAGCGCCATTATCAAATCTGAGTTGTTCATTATATCCATCGTCATCCTCCGTGATGATAGGTCGGGGACCGAAGTCCCCTTCCGTTATACAAAAGATTATCCTTGGATGTAGAATACTCTTAGGTTTTCACCAGATGCTGGGGCAGAACCAAAGGTCACCTGTCCATTACCACCTGCACCGCCTGTCAATGATACAGAATACTCATCTGTTCCTGATGGAGAAGATGCTTTTTGTTCAAGAACAAGACCGTTTCGTACCACGACGATGAAGGCGAAGTCGCCAGACAAAGGATGGTCAAGGTCAAATGCGGTAGCTGAACCGTTAGGTGTCAATGATACCCACTCAGATGAGATAGCAAGTTTCGCAGAACCAACAGAGTTATCTACAAGTTTAGCAGCGGATACCTGTCCGTCACCAATCTTCGCAGTCTGTACAGCACCATCAGCGATTTGAGCAGTGCCAACCCCAAGGTTGTTAATCTTCACACCGTTCGCAGACTTAGCAAGAGTACTACCATCAAGGTTCAAGTCCATTGTCTGAGCAGCAGAACCATTGTACGCTGAACCAATAGCAAGACCTTGTCCCGCAGCAAGTCCATCGAGGTTTGTACCAAGTGCTTTACCAGAAATCGTACTGTTCGCAAGTTTCGCGTTAGCAATACTTCCAGCAAGTTTCGCATTACCGATAGCTGAGTCAGCAATGTAGATACCATCACCGTCTTTGGTAATCGTACCACCAGTTTCTGATTTGACTTTCAAGTCCAGTTTGTTTGAGGTGAACTGAAGTCCCGGGTTTGTAGCAAGGTCAACAGAGATGGTGTCGGTACCTGCTCCATCACTAATCGCGATACCATCGCCACCGGCAAATGAGTCAGGAAGTTGTCCGTCAACGTATGCTTTGGTCGCTACATCTGAGTTTCCACTTGGTGTCGCTGCGCGAAGTACACCAGATGAGAAGTCAAACGTACCATCCATTGCGATTTGAGTCGCAGTAATCTGTGCGTTAGCAATCTGATTACCTCTAATTTGAATAGCCATATTATTATGCTCCTATTAGTTTGTTTTATTGAGTGGTGAGTAAATCACCGTTAGTGAGTCTCCCGTCAACGGCGTCATGGAGATAGTGAAAGTTGTTGTAGAGTTTACCGTAATCTCGTTTCCGTTTGGTGGTCCTTGAAACAGACCATTGAGGAATACAAAGAGACGTGTTGCTTGGAACTCTCGTCCAACTGTGAACTGTACTTTTACACCGTTTATCTGAGACGATAAATCTTCTGACTCGAGGTCCGAACCTTGAACCGGTATGAACGGTCCTGCGAAAGCGACTTCTGCTGGCATACGTCACCTCCTTATTCGTACCAAGCGACTTGTACCTCAGATACTGTAAACGTTCCTGTGTTTGTCTTACAGAATAAATACAGTGAATCATCTTGGCTCGCGTGGAATATATCGACTTTGAATACAACGCTGAAGTCACTACCCGAGACACCTGCTTCGAGTGTTCCTGTACTTGAGGGTAATAACAAGTTTTGTCCACTTGCGTCTTCATACCCTTGTAGTTGTATTTGTGTAGCGCCATTTGCTATCGTTCCTTTGAGTCTAATGAGTTGTATATTACCGCTATAAAACGGTCTTATCCTTGTTGGTGAGTTAGGTTTAATGTCGTCAGCTGCATTTAGATTAACCAATACAGACTTATCAGTCGCGTATGTATTTGTAAAAGTTTGGTCCACCGTCTTCTTAATACGATGAACAAAGTGTCCTGTCGCTCCCATCTTCTTCTCCTTCCGGGCTCTCTATAGTATCCCTTATTTTTTTCGTTTAGTTGTTGTCTTCTTTTTCTTTGACTTTGATGGAAAGTCGATTGCTCGTGCTTTACCACCACGTAGTACAGAGTTCACCCTCGCCATAGCCCAAGCGTGAGCAGACATCCCTTTACGAGAACCTGATGACGCGTACGCGGCGAGACCTTTATTATACGATTTTCTAAGTTGAGCGGCAGTAAACTTACTTCCTTTTGCTTTTTCACTTAGAGTTTTTGCGAGAGACTTTTTTCCCTTTGCGCTTCGTTTTTTTGCTGTACTTGCTTTTTTTGTTTTTGAAACTTTTCTTGGCACGTTCCTTTTCCTCCATCTTTTCTCGCAGTTTGAATGCTGCTTGTTTGTTTCCAGATTTGTATAACCGCTGGGCACGTCCTATGAGTTTAGCACGCTTGCTACCCTTTGGTGCTGAGTATCTTTTTCTTGCGCGTTTACTCAAGGACGCACCCTTCTTCTTCGGCATTACTTACCTACCTTTTTCTGAGCCATCTTATGTGCAGCAGCAAAAGACTTACCTTTCTTCATCTCACGTCTCATCATCGCCATATGTTTGGCAGAGTGATGTCCGGAGTGTTTACTCAGTTTCGCCTCTTGCGCTTTAGTAAGACGTTTTACTTCTTTTTTTTTTCATCGGCTTTGACTTACGCTTGGTAGGTTTCCGCTTCATTGGTGACTTCTTTTTAGTTGTCTTCTTTTTCTTTGGTTTTCCATAATGACTTGGCATTTTATTTTCTCCTTTTACGGGTTGATTTACGTTTACGTTTTAATTTACCTCGCTCTGCTTGAGATGCTTTAACGGCTCTCAGTCTTCGCTTGGCTGCTTTCAATGTCTTAGATTTACCCTTGACATTTTTAAGTTTGTATCCACCTTTTACTTTACGTATCGGCATTACTTTCTCCTTTTGCGGGCGACTCGTCCCTTTGTACCTGTAGTCTTCTTGGGACTGGACTTCGACCACAAGTCCTTACACGCCCAATACGATGCAGTTAGTTTAGATTTTTTCTGGTCACACTTGTGGCGAGCACGAAAAGATTTTCGAGCAGCGTCAGATATATTATGTCCATACGCTTTCTCACCGTAATGTATTAGTTTCTTCTTACCACCTTCACTTGCTAACACCATCTTCTTCTTGTTCTTTTTATATGAACGCGCAGGTTTGTTTGGTTTGAGTCTCTTCTTTGCTTTGCTTGCTTTACTCATCGCAACACTCACAGTCGCAGCATTTACAGCATTTACAGTTAGTCATGTTATCCTCCATAGTGGTAAAGTTATTTCTTCATCTGTTGTGTTTTTTGTTGTAGCCTTCTAATAGTATCCTTAACTTTTCTTATCTCAACCTCTTGTTGTTTAGGGATACGCATTGGTCTTTCACGCAAGAACGAATAAAACAGTGGTGTACCTTTCTTGTCATACCCATAATAATAATTTTCAGGTACATCAACAATACCCGAGTTTATTGCTTCATTGTAATAATCTGAGTATGTACGATTTATTCCAATAACGTTCAATGCTAATTGGTCTGTAAGAAACTGTAAGTATCCAGCATTATCTCTGAAACGATACTGATACCCACCAAATGATGGTGACCCAGCAACGTTCTTTTCAGGTGGTCTGACTTCAATGTTGTATCTGTCAACCATATATTCAAACGAAGAACCACCCATACCTAACGTAGCGTGTATATACTGAGGTAAATATCTGTCTTGCATTAACTGTATCATCGCTTGTCTTGGTACACTTCGTTTGAAGTCTTTATCCATCGCCAAGAATATATCGATACCCGGAATATATGCTGCTCTTGATAAACCTTGTAGAGCCGTCTCTAACGACCTCTCTGCGCGTCCTTCAGCTATACCCATACCAAAACCCATCAACTCACCTAACATCATTATATTGGATATATATGGCGACCTAATGTACGTGTATGCGGTCGAACCTTCCTCATCTGCACTTATCTGTGTCCAAAAACTTTCATACGCTCTGTTGTCATTGAACATCCAAGTCCCTGAATTACGTGCCATATTCCTGTGCCAGTTCGCTAATGCTGATACTCTCAACAAACCTTTTTGTGTAGTCATTGCTCTCAACATTTCAATACTGGTCGCGTATGTAAACGAGAAGAACAAGAACGCTTTACCAAACCCTTCACGGAAAGCGTCAGGTAGCATACCGTAGTCTAACATAACTCTTCGCGCTTGGTCTGCTGCGGTAGCAGGTGATGAACCTTTTCTAATCGCATCGATAAATATACGTTCACGAAACGCACGGTCGACTTCATCCGCCCAACGCATCCACTTACTTGTGACGTTTGGATTAAAGTAATTCAGTCCATTGATACCTAATCGTTTACCTGATGAGAACATATCTCTGATGTCTTTACTTGAACGCGCTAAGTTTTGTAGGTCATTGACTAACTGGTCACCAATTTGTATTGACTGAGATGATACACCAAGATTATATTGGTTGAACATATCAAACATCTCACGATTAGTGTATCGAGTACCCGGGTATATGTCCAACGGGTTTGTACTTGCTTTCAGTCTCAACTGATAATACGGCATTGTACTGCTAGTAAAGGCGCTTCGTGGTACTTGAAGTCCAACACTAATAGTTGTTTTAGGGTTTGTAATGTATGCGATGAGAGGAGCAGACAATAAGTTTTCTGCGTGATATACAATGTTCGGTGCGACTTTACCACCCAGCATACCTTGTACTAACATACGTCTCGCTGAGTTCGCACCAGAAGATATGATACCTCGAGCATATCGACCTGTCTCTGTCTGTCCAAGTTTCATAAAGTTTGATTTGAATATGTCAGCACCTTCAGCCGTATCTAACGCTGCTTGTGTTCTTTGATATACCTTTGCTTCTGCTGGTGTTAACAGTTTGAGTTCATCGTCTAACATCAGTGTCATTTTATATCTGAAAGAATTAACAAGTTCGTTAGGACTGAACAAGTCATCAAACCTTGAACCACTTACACCGCTGATATAGTCTATCATATTCTGTGAAGAACCACCGTCAAACATATCTACATATCGCTCAGCGTCATCGTACCCTTGTAATCTATTAACATATCTTTCATAGTTTGCTTCATATCTTGCTACTCTTGCGTCATACGCATCCATACGTTCTGAGTACTCAGCAAACCTTTCCATACCTTGAAAATCTGACGGGTCTTCTGGTGGGTCAACACGCTTAGGTTCACGAGGTGGTTTAGGTTGTTTTTGTAATGGTCGCCGTGGTCTCAACTCAACTGTTGTAAGATTATATTTTCTAACAAGTTCTAACATACCCTCACCACGAGCAATACTAGCGTCTGGTGTAGATATCTTCAAGTCAAATACATCTTGTACAAACTTTTGGTATCGTGCGGGGTTTGTAAATACTGGAGTATCAAGTGTACCAACTCTCGCCATACTATTTGCAGGGTTGTTTGACCAAGTCGAAGTAATACCCGGTCGATTTGCAAAGTGTTTTCTCGCAGCATTTGTAATAATACCTTTTGTTTCTTTTGATATAATCATATTTACTAACGCGTCAAGTTTATCGATTTTAACGTTGTTCAACTCAGGAAACTGTCTCGCCATATTTTCATATATTTGATTTGCGTCAGCAATACTTATCCTAGAATTATTTCTAACGTTCATAAACAAAAAGTCTTGTATCTCTGCTTTTGAACCGAGTGGACCAGCGTATGTAGCGATTATCTCACGCAATACAAGGTCAGCATACGTACCTGTTTCATCATCGATTAGTCGTCCCATATCTCGTACGTTATCAAACAACTCAGACTTACTCATTGTCTGTATATCCGAAAATGTTCTACCAGCAAATTGGTTTGACATTATTGTGACAAATACTTGTTCTTCTTTACTCATACCTTTGAGTGCTGGAAACAAACCGTCAAACTCACTTTGACTAAACGATTTTGCGACTTGTTGAAACGTTGTCTTTGAAGTTCTATCAAGTCTCGCAAACCCTTGGTCTACGTCTGATGTAAAGTTTCGTGTGTCAACTGTATCTGCTTCAAGTTCATTAAGCGCTTTTGTTTGTTTTGCTTTCTGTTTTGGTTTTGTACCTTGAAACCTAAGTTTAAGTTCTGTCGCTGTATTTGTTATAGACTTTGCTACAGGTCTCAACATATCTCTAGTATTACGAAACACCTGAGCAACATCACCACGTCTTATACCTTTTGCTTGGTCAAGTATTGGTGGAGCAGTATCAAAGTCTAACTTTGCAATGTCCATCAGTTCTGTATCTTTTACAACTCGTGTAATACCATCACGTGCAAACTCTTCAACCATCCTGTCATTGAAGTATCTGAAGTCGTCAAACGTAATGCGCTCACCGTTCTTTGCTTTTTGTAGTATTTGAAAAAAGTATGGGTCGTTTGTATTTACTCTGAAACCATCAATGTCACCAATAGCCCTGTTTATTTCATCAAAGTCTAATAACATAGTTTGACCGTCAAGGTCTTCAACAAAACGATTTTCACCGTTAACTGTCATACGATTAGTCACGTCACCAAAGTTATCGTCCATCCACTTTTTTGATACAATAGTGCGCGGTGTCAACTGTATATAATCACCAATACCTGCTTTGATTAAGTACTCACGTCCGGGTTGTTTTAACTGATAGTATCTTGCCGCTGCTATCTCTGCGATGTTTTGGTATACAAGGTCATCTCTTTCTGGTATTGGTCTACCCATCATCTCCGCATCAAACTCATCTGCTCGTCCAATGACAGGACCCATACCTTCGCCTGCTATATTTTCAGGGTCTATAGAACCGCCTCGTATATCTTGTGTACGAGATGTCTGACCAAAGTCGTCTAACTGTTTGTAGTAATCTATTCGTGATACTTCAGTCACATCTTCAGCAAGGTCATCAGCACTTCGCAATGGTCTGTCTTTTCTACCAAACACAGGTTTGTTTTGTTTTTGAAACTCTATAATGTCTCGTACAATTGCACTGTCAGATTTTAATCCATCATCTAATAATCTTCTAGCACCGGCTTGGTCAACTGTTGGAAACTTAGGATATGGAATAACCTGTCGCAACTCACGACTATTTATCAAGTCATCTGCTGCTGCTTTAGGCATACGTGACCTTATTTCTAGTTCAACTGTCGCACCTGCTACTTCATCAACAATACCCTCACCAACTAACGCTTCGCTGTATACTGATGGTGCTTTACCTTGAACCTTTGCAAAGTCACCAGCGACACCTAGTTTTGCTGCGCTTCGTTTTAAGTATTGATTTTTTAATACCGGTCCCGCAAGGTCTGGTGCTGTACGTCTTACTAACTCAGCAACTGCAAGTCCACTACCACCTGTCGCAAACACATCAATTGTTGTCGCTCCTGCTTCTGTAATAAAGCGTTGTGCTTTTGGAGACTTTGTCGCAATGCTCGCACCTTTTGCTAACA